GAAAACAAGTCCAAACATGGACTGATGATAAGCCAGAATAGAGACATTTAGTTGTAAGTATGGTATAATAAAGACATATGGATAATTCTGATAAACAAATAAAAAGCAGTCATCCGAGTGATACTAAACCTTGGCTCTTTAAACCAGGACAATCTGGTAATCCAGCGGGTAGACCAAAAGGTAAGACTCTTAAGGAATACAGTCGTGACTACTTAGCAGGTATGACAGATGAAGAACGTATGGAGTTTATGGGAGGACTATCTAAGGAGGTTATTTGGAAGATGGCAGAAGGTAACCCTGATAATAAGTCAGATGTTACCTCAGACGGTAAGGCGATTAACTTCATCTTGAACGATGACCTAAACACTACAGATGAAATTTCACCCGACACAAAAGAAAGTAGCTCAGAGTAAGAAACGTTTTAAGGTTCTCAACTGTGGACGTGGTTGGGGTAAGACTGAATATGCTGTTGAGGTAGCTGTACATAAAGCCCTAGCGAAGAAAGGTCGCAGGGTTCTTTATGTTGCACCTACTATCCAACAAGCTAGGGACATTAGTTGGTCAAGGTTTAAGGAGAGATGTTTACCTATAACTATTAAGGCTAAAGAGTCACCAAGTTTAGAGATTACTGTAAACACTATAGATGACGGAGAATCTACTATTGTTCTTCGTGGTTGGGAAGCTGTTGAAACACTACGAGGACAGGAGTTTGACTATATTGTATTAGATGAGGTTGCTTCAATGAGAAACTTCTGGGTAGGTTGGCAAGAGGTATTACTACCTACATTCCGTATGTCAAGAGGGGGGGCATTGTTCATTAGTACCCCTAAGGGATTCAATCACTTCTATGATCTATACAACCAACAAGGGAAAGATTGGGAGTCATTTACCTTTACTACCTATGATAATCCATTCATTAACCCTGATGAGATAGCAGATGCTAAGGAGTCATCAACTGAGGATAAATTCGCCCAAGAGTATATGGCTGACTTCCGTAAACAGGAAGGATTGGTATACAAAGAGTTCAATCGTGTTGCTCACACCTATGAAGAATTACCAGATGTTAAGTTCGTTGAAATGTGTATGCCTATTGACTTTGGTTATAGACACCCTTGTGCAGCCTTAACTGTTCAAGTGGACTCAGATGGTAACTACTATGTAGATGATGAATGGTACAAAACAGAGAAGACAGAGGATGAGATAGCTGATTATGCCTTATCACAACGCCCTAATAAGGTATATCCTGATCCAGAGAATCAATCAGCGATTGAGGTATTAAGGCGGAAAGGATTAAATGTTCGTGAGGTGGTTAAGGGTAAAGGTAGTGTTCAAACAGGTATAGGGCTTGTTAGAGAGGCATTCTTATCGGGTCGTTTGACAATCAATAAAGCATGTGTTAACCTTATATCAGAGCTAGAGACATATCATTATCCTGAATCGAACTCAAAAGGTATTCTTAATGAGAATCCAGAGAAGGTGGATGATGATGCTCTAGATGCTCTACGTTACTTCATCATGAGTCATACACCACCAAAGGTATTTACTAAGTTAGATAGAATGAAATTCAATGCAAAACGAAGACAAAAACAACAAAACCAGGCTCGGTAGTATGGATGATGCCTTAGATGTAGTTCTATTTGGTCCTGAAACCTTAGAACAAGCTAAGTTCGAGCAATTAGTAAAAAGACGTAGAAGTAAGAAAAAGAATCATGCTAAATAAATGCCAAGGTTGCAATAAGCAACGAGAATTAAAAGAAATAGAGAACAAGTTTGACCCTAAGAGGGTAATGTTACCTGATGTAATACATGCTTGTGATGAGTGTTATATGGTATTTGAAGCAACTAATAAGTCAGTTGATTCACTTACAGCTAGTCAAGAGAGGTTAGAAGAAACATACAAGGAGTGTGGAATAGAGAGATAATAAGCCATTATAAACAATGGTTTTTCTTATATGTCAAGATGTTGACAAAAAGTATGGTATAATGTATACATATGAACATATTTGATATTAGCAAGCAACTGTCAGAGAATTATAATTCAACAGTTGAAATTGCAGAAGGTTTAGAGTATTCCTTGAAAGATACTAACAAACAGATTGACTATATAGCCAACTCTAAGTACCTATCAGGTAACTTAGATGAATTTGGACGAGAAAAGCCTTATTATAACATTGCTAATTATCGCCATAATGTAGCTGTTAGAGCAACAGACTTTGACACTAAAGACGTTACAATCGTTTCTGAAACACGAGACTATGTCCGTTCTTTATTAATTGGTAAGAAGGTACGGCAATGGATGAAAGACAAGGTATTTGCTAAAGACCTCAACCGTATGGGAGAGAAACGACCTAAATATGGGTGGATTCTAGTTAAAAAGGTAATGGAAGATGGAGAACTAGACATTCAAATCGTTAAGCACTCTAATGCTATTGTAGATCAAACAGATGTATTTCGTTCACCTATTAAAGAACTACACCCAGCTATGACACGAGCTGAACTTGTGGCGAAGAAAGGTATCTGGAATGATGAAGCTATTGATAGACTTCTAGCTAGAGACGTTGATGAGTACGAGATTTGTGAGATTACAGGTGAAATGCCTGATTCAGTAATGGATGACGGTGATGAAAATACCTTCTCAATGTATCGTTTCTTCATTTGTGAAGACTCTAAGAGTGAAGACGGAGAGATTCTCTTTCAAGAAACACTTAAAGAGGGTACTACTATTGAAGATTACTACATGTTCTGCGGATGGGCAGAGCAAGACGGAAGACTACCTCGAGGAGTATTTGAGGATATGTTTGAAGCACAGACGGGAACTAATGAAACTAAGCTATTAGAACGTGATGCTGTTATTATGGCATCTAAGACAGGTTTCTGGACTGACGGGGAAACTATTGAGAACAACATAATCACAGACCTAGACAATGGGTTCATTCTTAAACTTGACAAAGGGGAAACATTCAGTCAAGTAAACACTATGACTAATGCGTTACCTGCATTTGATCGGCTTAAAGATGACTGGGATACACAAGCAGAGAAGGTAACATCTACATTTGATGCTTTAACTGGGGAAACACTACCGTCAGGGACACCTTTCCGTTCAGTTGCTATTCAAAACCAAGAAGCAAGTTCATTGTTTATCTATCGGCGTGAGGAAATGGGTATTTTCTTGACAGAACTATTTAATAATTGGATAATCCCTGATATTATTAAGGATATTAATCGTGAATGGATACTATCAGCAGAGTTCTCAGCAGATGAACTAGCTAAAATTGATGAACGATTTGGTATTTACAAAGCTAATGAGGTTATTAAGGATAAATTAATGAATCTTGAATTAGATGTAGACTTTACAGCAGAGAAATACGAAGAGTCTATCCAGTCTTATGTAGAACTTCTACAAGAGACAGATAATACACGTTTCCTAGAAGTACCAAAGGGTTATTTTAAAGACTTCAAGTTCAAGGTATCAGTTATTACTACTAACGAACAACGTAATAAAGCAGCAACACTTGAATCACTAAGCAACATACTAGGACAAGTGTCAAGTACATTCGATCCTAATACAGGAACATTTGCAATGTTGGAAAATCCAGCGCTTGCATCTATCTTCTCTCAAGCGGTTGAGCTATCAGGGGCAGGTATAAGCCCTGTAACTTTGAACAAGCTACAATCATCCCAAGGAACGCCTAACATAGCACCACAGCAAGCACAGAGCCAACCAGAGGGTATTACAGAGGAGACTGGGTCTCAAGCGGAAGGAGTAAACTAATATGAAACTACTAAGCAAATTCTATGCTGACTTTCAGGTTAAAGCGGAAGTTAAAGCATACTTAATTCAATACCTAGAGAAGTTAGCTGTTGAGAAGGCTTTTAGTGGTGAGTCAACTGTTGGTATTATGGAAGCTAAAGACATTATTGATTCAGCTTTCAAGAATTTAGACCGACAATTCGAGGAAAAGACAAGAAAAGTACCACAAAGTAATAAATAGTCAATACCAATATGGTATAATAATACTATGCCTATACGGTATTCCGAACATTAACCGACCAGATATAAATGATTATTCCTAATACGGAACGTTAACCGACCATAAATAACGCTTAAACAACATGTCAGATATTAACGACACAGAATTTAACGGTGAAGGAAACACCGACCAAGAAAATGAAGTAGTAGCCGAAGCAGTTGAGGAAAAGGAAACCCCAAACGCAGAAAGCACTAAGATTGCAGCTATCCTTGAACGAAAGAACAAGAAAATTGCCGAATTAGAGGCACAAGTAGCTGGATCACAGACAGTAGCTCCTCAAAAGGAGGAAGTTACACAAACAGGACTATCTCGTGACGAGGCAATCCTATTTGCAAAGGGATTAACAGAGGAGGAAGTAGAAAAGGCATCTAAAATCGCTCAGATTGAAGGTGTAACCCTTACAGAAGCGGTAAATAATGAAATGTTTATAGCCTGGAAAACAGCTAAAAAACAAGCCGAGAAGTCTGCCCAAGCTGGGTTAGGTACTTCTAAAGGCTCACCAAAAGTTCCAGAGAAGAAAGATTTCTCAACACCAGGGCTTACCAAGGAAGAACACTTAGAACTCTTTAAAAACAGAAATAAATAGGTTGCCTGTTGCCAGATGGTTTGATTATCATATTATTACCATTAATTATTTAACAAACACATGGCATTAGGAACAGACCACTTTGTTGCTGCAGATTTAGCAGCATCAATCGGAGAAGTATGGGGATCAAAGATCAACGACTTTTACCGATCAAAATTAGTAGCAGCATCATTTTTTACAGACCGTTCAAGTGATGTAGTAGCAGGAGGAGATATTATTCATACACCAGTTATCGTAGAACTTGCAGCATCTGCTAAAGCAGCTCAAACTCAAGTAGTACTAGCAGATAACGCACAGACTTCAGTTGATCTTACAATCGCAACACACAACCACGTTGCATTCATGATTGAAGACAAAGAAGCAGCACAAGTAATGCGACAGTACAAAACTCAAGAAACTTACATGAAGAACGCAGCTTACACAGTTGCTAAGGCTCTTGACTCAAGTATTACAGCTCTATTCGTAGGATTTACTGCAGTAGCAGGTACTACAGGTACAGCACTAGCAGACGCAGATGTACTATCAGCGATCACACAGTACACAGGTAATGACGGAGATTTAGATGAAGCAGCTTGGATTCTAAACCCGAAAACTATCTGGTCAGATTTGATGGCTATTGATAAGTTCTCATTAGTACAAAATACTAACGGAGCAGACCCAGTATTGAAAGGAGCTATCGGAAGTCTTTATGGACGACCAGTTCTATCATCTACTAACGTAGTTACAGATGGTACAGATTACCACGGATTCTTCGGAAACCCAGATGCAATTCACTTTGCAACTGCAGCTCTACCAGGAGCTAAAGATTCAATGGGAGTACGTCTACAAGCAGAATACAAACTAGAATGGCTAGGAGTATTAGTTGTAGCAGACATGCTATCAGGAGTAATCGAAAACCGAGAAGCAGCAGGAGTAGAAATTCTCTCAGTTGACTAATCGTATTAACAATTAATTTGTTACTTCGCCCTACCACTTCAAGTCGGTTAGGGCGAATGACTTGAAAACAAATAACATATGAAAAGAAACACAATGATTTCAACAAATTTGGAACATAAAACTAAACTAATTGACCCACGTTCAGGTAGGGTATTAAAAGAAGGCTCAACACCAATGGCAACAGTTGGAGAGTTTAAATTAAACCCAACGCCACAAGTTCCTGAAATGTCAAGGGAAGACTTAAAAGCAGAATTAAAAGCAGAGATTTTAGCAGAACTAAAAGATAAATAATTATGACAACACGATATATAGAACTAGACAACAAAGAACTTGAAGAATTAGTTATCAAAAAAGGGGAGATAGTAGCCAAAGGACGAGAACACTATAAAGAAATTGAAAAGTTAACAGAGGTTGGAACTGAAATTGGAGTAGAACGTAATAACATTGTTTCAAAGATTATTGACTTAACAGCTAAAGAATTGGCAGATAAAGAACTTGGAGAATTTGATGTAGCTATGACTACTGATATTCATAATGGAGTATTACGAGTTTCTATTGTAGACCAATTGGCTCAATTCAAAGAGAACACTCGATTACAGAAGAACAAAGCAGAACGTAGAGAGAAAGGAGAGCTTACACCTCAAGAAATCATTGAGGAAAAGCAACAAAAGTTATTGAATAAGATTAAATTATTAGAAGAAGACCAGTTAGGGGAAACATTAGATTCATTATTAAAAGTATTCAAATAATATGTATAAAGTTCAACTAAGAGATTTAAGAGTCAAGGAATTTGATAATAAAGAGCAAGCTGAAAAGTATGCAGAAGCTAGCGGTGGAAAGGTGGTAGATGAAATAAGACTACCTAAACCACTACGAAAACTTAAACAATTTTGGGAAAGAACCTAGTAATAGGTCTTTTTTTATACAACAAATAAGCTATAAAATCAAGCAATATGGTATAATGTATATATATGCAATTTTCTGACACCACCAATAAAAACGGTATTTTACAAAAATGTGAGTTCTATGTGTTTGGTAACACTGACGGAGCTATCACAGATAATAGTACACTTAAAAGTGTATTTACAGGCTTAGTCAATGATGCACAAGACTCTATAGTCTCAGATATTCTTGATTCTGACACTAGATGGCAGTGGGATGACACCAATCGCACTGATTTTCCTATTGGAATGAACACATTAGTAGATGGACAACGTGATTACACACTTGAAGTAGACCATTTGAAGATTTTGAGTGTAGAAGTTAAGGACGCAACAGGGCAATACTATAAATTAGAGCCTATTGACCTACAGGACTTGCGAGAAAAGGACATTACACCTACAGAGTTCTATAAAACTAATGGATTACCTCAATTTTACGATAAGATTGCTAACTCTATTTTGTTATACCCACAACCAGATGTAGCAGGTGGGGTAGTAACAGCAGATAACGGATTAAAGGTTCACTTCCAGCGAGGAGCAGAATACTTTACAGCTTCAGATACTACACGAGTACCAGGGTTTGCTAGTCTTTATCACAAGTTAGTACCTCTATTAGCATCGTTTGATTATGCACTAGCTAATGACATGATTGATAAAGCTAACTTATTGAATGGTCGTATTCAAGAGGAACGAAGAAACCTTAAAAACTTCTTCTCAAAACGAGATAAGGATCGTAAACCTCGTATTACTATGAAGACTAAGAACGCTAAATAATATGACTTGGGACTTACTAGAAAAATCAGGATTCACGAGTGGTGGATGGGATTATAATGAACCAAACATGGCCTATAATCAAGACATAGACATAGATACATCAGCAAGCGTAACTTACAACTCTCTGGGTACATCAGGTACATGGAGCAACCTAACAAAGAATTAATATGGCAACAAATTTTCCAACAACTTTAGATACACTAACGAATCCAACCGCTACTGATAAGGTATCGGTAGTTTCTCATGCAGACCAGCACATTGATGCTAATGACGCAATAGAGGCACTTGAGGCTAAGGTAGGTGCAGATGGCTCTGCTGTAACCACAACACATGATTACAAACTGTCAAATGTAGCAGGTAGCGATAAGGCAGTATCCTTGACAGGTGCAGAGACACTTACCAATAAGACATTGACTACACCAGTAATCTCTACTATTTCAAATACTGGTACGGTAACATTACCAACAACAACAGACACTCTTGTTGGTAGAGATACAACAGATACACTTAATAACAAGACATTAACATCACCAACTATTAACTCAGGTACACTGTCAGCCCCAGTATTAAATGGAAGTATCACAGGTACAGGAGTATTAGATGAGGACAATATGTCATCAGATAGTGCAACATCACTTGCTACTCAACAGTCTATTAAGGCTTATGTAGATAATGCAGTAATTTCAGGTCAGCCCGAGTCTTGGAGTCCATGGAATATGAAGTCAGCATCTACAGGGGTAAACTACACAGATGAATTTTATCGACACGGAAACCCAGGAGGTGGTGGATTCTTTATTGTAACCACTAACTCAGGAGGTTTAATGAATGATATAGATATAAGCTCATCTACCTGGGCAGACGCAGATTCAGAAGATGGAGGTTGGGTTATCTTAAATAATTACATGTACGGTTTACTTGAAGATAGTGGAACTTCACCTGACACATTTAGAGTTTACCGATATAGTATCTCAAACATTACCGCTGCAGGAACACTTATGACCTTCTCTGGGGCTACTACCCTAGCTCAATCAGATAGTGCTATCGTTATGACATCTGATGGAACAAACTTTTACTTTAGTTTTGAAGCTGGTAATTCTGCAAATCAGTATGTCCTTGCAAAGTACACGCTATCAGGGACAACACTTACCTATGATTCAAGTATTACACTGTCTGATTCAGCGACATTTAACGGTGGATATACAGTAGATGGAAATACTGGTGATATTTACACCCTTAATTCAGGTGTTATTAAAAGATATAACTCATCAGGAACCTTACAAGAAACTTCTGCGGCGACAAATATTTCTAAATTTCTTAATTTCTCTCAAACCTTATACGTTGGTAATATATCAAACGATATATACAGTAAACTACTCTAATATGACACCAGAACAGTTACAACAATTTAATCAACTAGTATCAGATATAAAAGAACTAAAGATTAGTTTAAGTAATAATGCTTACGAGAACCTTATTAATGAATTGATTAAAACAAAAACCACCCAAGATGAACGTTCGACAGAGACTGGTGATATAACCAGAACAACTTCAATTGGTGATAGTGGTGGTACTGTTCTTGGTTTTGACTTTCCAGATGAATGGTTGCAACTAAGATATAAAGGAGAACTAATAAGAATTCCAGTATACAAAGAAAGTCGGTTCGTTTAAAACATTATGACAGCAATAATCCCAAAAAATACAATACTACAACAAAACGGTAACAGTGATATGCTTGGAGATATTATTGAATCATTTAATATTGACTTAACATCAAACTATGGCTCAATAAAAACCACAGGAATGAAGGAGGTTATTAACTCATCGGATTCGACAGATATTGGCGTACCTGTCGCTTTTGCATTTTTTAATAATAATTATTACTTTGTTACCGATGATTATGTTTATAAAGGGGGGGCAAATTTAGATGATACCTTTACAAAGGAAACAACAGGGGGAGCTCCCACTAATGAAATGTCAGAGGCATTTTCAGATTTAGCACTATTTAATGGTTATCTATATGCTTCTGGTGTAGATGAAGTATTTAAAAAGTCTACTGGTGGAACATGGACAGAACCACTTACCTCAGGAACATTAGAAGATTCACCTCACCTTATGACACCATTCGGGGATAGGTTGTATATCACAAATGATTACACCATTGTTACATCAATAAATACTGGAGACGCACTAGCTACAACAGTTAATAGATTAGACCTCGGACTTAATAGTGAAGAGTGGAGTATTACGATGCTCAAGGCGGCTTCAGATAAATTATGGGTAGGGCTAGTTAATACAGTAAACAGTAAGGGTTTAATGTACACGTGGGACGGTGCAACAACAAACACACCTACGAGCAGATACGAACTAGATTCAGGTGTAGTTGCTGGGGAAATATTAAATAACACACCATACTTCCTAGATGTAAACGGTAGACTTATGGTATTCAATGGTTCGGGATTTTCAGAGACTGCAAGTTTATACAAAAAGACTCCTTATATTTTCCAGAGTGCGAATGAGGAAAATAACCTAAGATTTATACACCCAAACGGTATAACGGTTACTGATTCAGGAACTATACTAATGTTAATTTCTAATGAGACAGATAGTCAATCAGGAGATACTTACGAAGACACCATACCATCTGGAGTATATGAATATGATCCAAATATCGGACTGTATCATAAATATTCATTATCATATTCACCCGTGGGCGGTACGTCAGTTACAAATTACGGACAGCAAAGAATAAAGGGTGATGGTGTTGGGGCATTGTTATTCAGCAGGCCGCAAACCCCGACTACTACCAATAACGGAATACTAATTGGAGGTGCTGAATACTATACAGATGCAACCACAACACAATACGGTGTATTCTGCGATGATACCTTTGATACTACCCAAAAATGGGGATACTTCATAACATCTAAGATATTCTCATCAAGCATAGAGGATACGTGGAAAAAAGCATATATCGTATATGAAGACTTACTTAATGTCACAGATAAGATAATTGTCAAGTATCGTACAAAGAATGATATTGCCACAGAATCAACTATTACATGGGTTGACACCAGCTCATTTACAACTACTACAGACGTTTCAAGTTATGTGGCAGGTGATGAGGTACAAGTAGTACAGGGTACAGGGAGTGGAAAATCTGCTCATATAAGCTCGATTACCGAATCAGGTGGAACATATACGGTAGTACTAGATGACACATTCACTGGGGTTACTGGTACAGCAATTGTATTGTTCTCTAAATGGATTAAGGCAGGAACAATTACTGATGCAAATCCGAAAAAATGGCAAGCTCTAACCTTCCCAACAGGTAATACTTCGCCGTACATACAAATTAAGGTATGTATGCAATTCACAGGTAAGAATGAGGTATATAAAATGAGGGTAATCAGTAACTCTAATGTAAACGAATAATATGGAAAACGAAACAACACAAGGGACTTTGATCCCAGAATCACAACGAGAAGAAGCACGTACTGTACTTGATAGAGCACAGTCGGCTCTTGATCGTTCACGGGCGGGTACTATCTCAGCTCCAAGTATTGAAAGTGCTAGTCGTTTGAATATTCCAGAAGTTCCTAAACCAGCAGTTTCTAATAAGATTATTGCTGATACTCCAATCCCTGCCGAAGAAGTAGAGGTTGCACCACAAGACAAAACTATATCAAGTGATGCAGAAGAATTACGAAACACCTTGGCTTCACGTCAGGATATTCTAAGTGAGTTAGGATTAGATGATATTAAGGACTCATTCGAACAACTTCTCCAAAAAGGAGCTTTCACTCAGCAAGCAGAAGATGAAGCTGGTATTGATGATAAGACTACCTCATTAAATGAGATTAATTCACAACTACGTGAAACAGACCTTAAATTTAAGCGAGAACGAGAGCTTATCGAAGATGCACCAGGACTTACAGCTGCACAAAAGAGTGCTAGGTTAGGAGATGTTAGCCGTAAACAAGCACGAGAACTAGCTGACCTATCTATCATTAGTGCTACTAGACGTGATGACTTGACTACAGCTCAAGCGTTGGTAGACAGAAAGGTAGAACTTACCTTTGAACCTATACAGCAAAAATTACAATTCCAACAGTTCTTATTTAACGAGAATAAGGAACTCTTTACTCTAGCTGAACAACGTCAATTTGATAAGAATGTTAAAAAAGAAGATGCTAAAATAGCTAAAGAGAAAGAAGAAATGAAAACATTAGAAGATACTAAATTAGATCTAGCTATGACTTCCAAAGAAAAAGGAGGAAGTAACGCAGAAATCTCTGCCATTATGCAGTCTGGTTCTGTAGAGGATGCTATTAAAGCAGCGAATTCAATAAGAGAAAAAGCTACAGGTGTTAGTGTTGGTACGGGTACAGTTTATATAGACAATGAAACTGGACTACCTATAACAAAATTAGACCCACAACAAGTTTCAGCCATGATTTCGACAACAGCAAACCTGGAAACAACTGTTGCTGGGAAAAAAGCAGTACAGGCTCAATTAGAAGGATTTATAAAAAATGGAGATTATGCTTCTGCATATAACCAGATTGCAAATACTGTGGCAAATGGATTACCAGCAGAAAACTCTAATCGTTTCCAATCTGCTCGTATTGATATTGAGGTATTGGGCGGATTAAAATCAGCTGTGCAAGCGTTTGCGGACGCGGGGGGAGATACTGGGTTACTAACTGGTAAGGCAGAAGAAATTAATAGGAAGCTAGGTAGAGTAACAGACCCAGCATTAACGGAACTAGCGGTACAACTACAAAGAGAATTTCAAACATATCGTAATGTTATGACTGGTGCAGCATTTACTCCTGAAGAATCACGTGAGTACGCATCTGTAAACCCTACAACAGGTAAAAGTATTGACCTGAACTTGTCAGTAATAAATGGTGCATTAAATCAATTAGATAACCGTGTTACAGGTACTATAAATGCAGTTGTGCCACAAGCAGGACAATTAAGAGATATATTAAATGCTCCCAAAGAAGTACAACAAAATAAAGAACAATTAAAAAAACAAGTAAATGATATATACATATCAAAACCACAAGCACGCTCTATTATAGATAGTTTATTCAATAATGGAGAAGATGATGGGGACGTACTCGAATACCTTAGAATTAAGGGAATAATCTAATATTATTATGGCATTAACACAAGAACAAATTAGAAAGTTTGATGAATTGACAGGATTAGATAAAACATCAGTACAAAAGAGTAGAGTTGATGAACTTCGCTCTCTTATTCCTGTAGAAAAAACAGCAGGTGAAAAAGCTATTGGAGTAGCAGAAAAAGTGCTTGACTTTACAGGTGGAAAAGAAGTATCACAGGGACTTGGTCAGGCAGGGGCATTAAGGAGTACATCTAGGTCAATAGAAGAAACACAAAAACTTCAATTTGAAACACAAGGTAAGATTATTGAACTATTAAAAGAAAAGGCGAAATTAGGTGAAGATACTACTGAAATAGAGAACCTACTAAGAAGTGTGACTGCTGACATTCAAGCTACGGGACAGGGTGCAGAAAAACTACTTAATCCAAATGAATTAAGTAATAAACAAGTTATAGGTGATGCACTACAACTAGCAACAACAGCAGGTGGAGCTAAGGTAGCAGGAGCTGTAGCAGGTAAAACAGTCCAAGCATCAGGTATTGGGGCAGGAATATTGCAAGGTGCTAAAACAGGAGCAATAAGTGGAACTGCACTGGGTGGATTAACTGGAGTATCACAAGGACTTCAAGATGATAAATCTGGTAAAGAGATTGTTGGAGAAGGATTGAAAGGAGCTGGTACAGGATTAATAACTGGTGGAATCCTTGGTGGAGCTATTGGGGGGGTAGCAGGTGGAATCAAGAGTGCTGCAACAAGAAAGCAAGATAAACTTACATCATTTGTAGATGATTTAGTATCACCTAAACAAACGACAAAGGTTAAAGAACAAGCATTTAGAGAGGGTAGAGTTACAGAACAAGGGCTACTAAAAGCAGGAAAGATAACTCCATCTAAAAGGGATAAACAGTTAGCAGAGGCAGTAATAGAATTTGTAGACCCAAAGAAATCAGCAGGACAAAATTTAAACATTATTGACGATAAGTTAGGAGAAATTAATACAGGTGTTAAGGCTTATGTCAAGGCAAATAAAGTACCTTTTAATACTAAACAAGTAGAATCACAACTTAATTCAGGTAGAGATGATTTGAATTTGATATTTGCTTCAGATAAAAACGCAGAGAAAACTTATAACGCAGTAGTTAAAGAGTTTATGAAGAACATTAAAGGTAAGGACACAGCAGGATTGTTTGAAGCAAGACAGAGTTTTGATAAAATCCCAGCAGTTAAAAAACTCTTAGATTCTCAAGGATTAGGAGAAAATGTTAAAAAAGAAATTGTACTAACTGTTCGTGATAGAGCTAATAGATACACAGCAAGTTTACTGCCAGAAGGTAATAAATTTAGAGATACACTACTTAGGGAAAGTAAAATGATTGAGGTTATTCAAAATATTGCAGAAAAACATGCAAAAGAAATAGGAAAAAACCGACTACAATCGTTAGCAGGGAAATATCCAGTATTGAAACTAATTGCTGCAGGTATAGCAGGGGGAGCAAGTGTTGGAGTAGGGGGAGCTTTGATTGGGTCTACTGACTAAGGTACTCAAAAAAGAACCAGTATAGTAAACCTACAAAACCACCTAATAACATTAATTTAATCATATACCACATTATATACATATAATAAGGTTATAGTCAATAGTAAATAGTCCAGACAACATATAAACTGTGTTGTCAAGACTGTGTATTACAGTAAAATTATGAAACTAAACGATAGACAAAAGAAAATAGCTCAATTAAAAGACTCGGGGGATCTCATGTTATTCAAGGAGATTGAAGGCGTAAAGAAGGAGGTTGAGGAGGTGGAAAAAAAGATACCTGACTTATATAAAGTTCTTTCGTCTGTTAAAGGTAAGCAAGGCGATAAGGGGGATAAGGGAGATGCCGCATATACTCCAATCAAGGGTATTGATTATGTTGATGGGAAAGACGGCTACACCCCAGTTAAGGGAAAAGACTACTTTGATGGAAAAGATGGAAAAGACGGGAGGGATGGAGAAGACTACAAGATAAAAGAATCTGATCTTGTTAAAATATCTGAACTTGTCAATGTTGATATTCCAGAACTGGAAGAGAAGACCGCAGAAGAGATTAGGGAGCTAATTGAGTCCCTGGAGGGTGACGATCGACTTGATGTATCTGCTATCAAGGGAATCAAGGAGATGATTGATAACATACCTACCAAGACCATTATTCAAGGAGGTGGAGGCGGAAGTATAGAAGCCCTTGACAGTGGTACTAAGGTATTGTCTGCTCACAGGGTAAACTTTGGTGATAACTTGACTGTAACAGATGAAGGTGGTCGAATTAGAGTTGACGCTTCAGGTGGTGGAGGAGGAGCTTCACAACTTTCAGACCTTTCAGATGTAAACACATCAACACCAACAGACAAAAATGTACTCGTTGCAGATGGCGTAGATTGGGAAAGTAGAGCATTAGTAGAGGCTGACATTTCAGATTTAG